ATATAGTTGAAAAATCAATGACTTCATTGAAAGTACCTACTGGTACAATATTAATTTGGACTGATGAAGGTTTTGTTGTACCTCAATATCAAAAGGCATATTTTCATCAGATTTAGTTTTCTTATTAATTTTTGTAGTAAGAGTTAAATCTTCAAAATGTTGAGTTATTTTTAAACCTTTTTCTTTAATAACTTCATCAAATATAGTATTTTCATCTACTTTCTTTCCATAATATTGTTTTAACGATGGTCTAATAGTATAATATTCTAATTTTTCTTCCATATTAATCTCCATTTCTTTCTTATTTAGGTCGAGAGAGGTGGAATTGCACCACCCTTTCACACTAGCTCACTCGATAAAAAAGAGAGGTTTCCCTCTCTTAATCTTATATAGCAGTTGGAATAACAACGATTTCGTCAGGTCTAACGATTTTAGCACCATAAGTATATAGAGCCTTGATAGCATCAGAGAAGCCGTCTTGTACTCTATAAGTTTCAGTTTTCTTGATTTGTTCAGCAAAAGCAATTGCGTGAGTAGTTCTTAATACATTATAAACTGTATCATCAGTAGAACCAGAACCAACCTTAGTTGTAGGTAGTGAGTTATCAATACCAACTAATGCGTTAGCGTATTTACCAACAGCACCAGATTTAGCTAATTCTACGTTATTAGTTAATAATTCTATCATATTAGGTCTTACGAACTTATAGAAAGAAGGTGAAACTTCTAACCAATAAGAATCGTTAGGTCTATTGTTTTTAGCATATAGCATAGCAAATGCTTCTTCAATATTTTCGATAGTGTTTGCTTTTGTTGGAGTAAATCTTGTAACTGACATTAATGGATCAGTTTGTGCTTCAGCACCAGCTTTAATTAATGAAGCAACATATTTGTCAGCTTCTAATGCTAATGCTTGAGCGCCTTCTTGAGCAGATGCTTCTAATGCACCAGGTACAGTTTGAGCTTTATAAACGTCATCCATTTCAATATTGAAATATTTGAATTGGTCTAATACTAAAGCTTGTCTAGTTGCGTCTACAGCATCTCTAGTAATTGCAGTACCAGGTACATAAGTACGTACAGTTGGTCTAACTGCATTTAAAATATATACTGTATCAGCATTTGTCATATCCTTTTCATACTTAAAATCGCAGTGATTTCTTAAACTTGTTATTTCTTTTAAAGCGTGTTCATAAGCTTTATGCCATATTTTTTGTGTAGCTACTGTTATAGCCATAAATTATCATTCCCTTCGTTATTGTTTTCTTGTTTGAGATTTCCTCAATTTTTCCCAAATAACTGGATCATCTAAATCTTCCATTGATAAGTTTTCGATTTCTTCATCAGTAAAATACTCGCTTTCAGTTTTAGAATTATTTGATAAGTTACCTGGAGTATTTATTTTTGTTTCTTTATTTCCAGAATATAAATCATATATTTTTGAAATAGGAGTATTTCTATTGAATTGACTTCTAAATTCTTTAAATGATTTATCTTCTAGTATATTTGTGTCGATATTTAAACCTTTAAGAATCTTTACATCATCTTCGTGGTCTAATTCTTCACATAATTTAGTGAATAATAATTTGTCTTTAGAACTCAAGTTGTCATATCCAATATTTGCTAAACGATTTGCTTCATCTTTAATGTAGTCATATCCTTCAGCAATAATATCTTCACTATCTCTAGTAGCTTGATATTCTAAATATTCCTTATCTTCACTAACATATTTACTAGGTAGTTCTACACCTTCATCAGTATATAGTTTTCTTAAATTACTATTTACTTCATCAATGTTTTCTCCACCTAATTGAGATTTAAGAACATTTTCAGTGTCCTTATATTTGTCTAGTTCTCGTTCTAGCTTACGCATCTTACGAGCAACTCTACGATCAGCAATTTCATTTACTTTTTGATTAAATTCTTCATCAGTATAGAATTTGCCTTGAGGTTGTTCTTCGGTAGCACTTTCTTCAGTCGCATTGACTGTTTCTGTCTCTTCCGTATTAACCTCTTCTTGAGTATTTTCTTCTGAAGTTAACTCTTCTTCATTTTCAATATCTTCCGATATAAGTGTTGAGCTATTATTCATAGTTCGTCCTTTCTATTTATAACGGGTTTGCTTCCCTCACTATGCATTTATTGTCGACATACTAGACATATTTTGGTGGTATCCATAAGATTTCCC